GAAGGATTTATTGACGAGTACGGACTTCCAGTCTTTGATAATAGAGGTGATGATGTACGATATGGACCAGACGGTGAATTAATAGATGTAGATGTAATAACTAACTGGGAGAATGAGGCTGATGGTTTAAAAGATGATCAGGACGCTTTAAACGAATTTTACAGACAATTTCCACGTACTGAAGAACACGCGTTTAGAGATGAAATAGCTAATAGTTTATTTAATCTTGTTAAGATATATGAGCAAATAGATTATAACGAAGGCACTAGACATAACGCTCCTGTTACTAGAGGAACGTTTGGTTGGGCTAATGGAATAAAGGACACGCAAGTAGTTTTTCACCCTGATCCCAAAGGTAGGTTTAATATAAGTTGGGTTCCGCCGACGCATTTGCAGAACAAAAGCATTGTAAAAAATGGGATTAAATACCCGGGTAACGAACATATTGGGGCCTTTGGTTGTGACAGTTATGACATTAGTGGTACTGTTGATGGCCGCGGTTCGAAAGGTGCTTTACACGGATTAACAAAATTTTCTATGGAAGAAGCTCCTAAGAGTTCTTTTTTCCTAGAATATATAGCAAGACCACAAACCGCTGAAATATTTTTTGAAGATGTACTAATGGCGCTAGCATTTTACGGAATGCCGATATTAGCAGAGAACAATAAACCTAGGCTTTTATACTATTTAAGACGTAGAGGTTATAGAGGTTACAGCATGAATAGACCTGATAAAGCATGGACTAAGCTTTCTGTTGCAGAAAAAGAAATTGGTGGTATACCAAACTCAAGCGAAGATATTAAACAAGCTCACGCAGCGGCGGTTGAAATGTATATACAAGAACACGTTGGCCATCTTGGCGAAGGTAATTACGGTACTGTATATTTTAACGACACGCTAAATGATTGGGCAAGGTTTGATATTACTAAACGAACGAAGCACGATGCTACTATTAGTTCAGGGCTTGCTATAATGGCGTGTAATAGACATCTTTATACGCCGCATATGAAAACACAAAAAGAATCTTTAGGTTTGAAAATAGCTAAATATGATAATAAGGGATTCACATCTCAAATAATTAAATAACTATGGCTCAATCAGTATACGTTAACTTTCCATCTCAAGTTGTACCAGACGCGGAGAAAATGTCTCCAAAATATGGTTTAGAGGTAGCTAGAGCTATAGAGCAAGAGTGGTTTAATGACACTTATTCAAATAGATTTACAGACTCCCAGCATAAGTTTCACAGTTTAAGATTATACGCTAGAGGCGAGCAGTCAATACAAAAATACAAAGATGAGTTATCTATTAACGGCGATTTATCTTACCTTAATTTAGATTGGAAACCAGTACCTATTATACCTAAGTTCGTAGATATTGTTGTTAATGGTATGTCTGAGCGAATATTTAATATAAAAGCATATTCGCAAGATCAATATGGTGTCAGTAAAAGAACTGAGTACCTAGAGTCTATGGTAAGAGACATGCAGTCGAGGGAGTTCAACGAGAAGGCCGCTCAGATGTTTAACGTTGATTTATTTGAAAACAACGTGGCAACTCTTCCTGATACCGAAGAAGAATTAGTTCTTCACATGCAATTAAACTACAAGCAAGCTGTAGAGCTAGCTGAAGAACAAGCAATAAACGTTTTATTAGAAGGTAACAAGTACGATTTAACAAGAAGAAGATTATTGTATGACCTAACAGTTTTAGGTATTGCTTGTGTAAAAACAGGTTTTAATTGGAGTGATGGTGTTACGGTGGACTATGTTGATCCAGCGAATATTATATATTCTCATACAGAATCTCCATATTTTGAGGACTTATACTATATTGGTGAGGTAAAAACTATACCTATTAACGAGTTAGCTAGAGAGTTTGATCATTTGACTCACGACGATTTAGAAAGAATCAATAAATCTCATTCTAAAAGATATACATCTGGTAGACGCTTGCACGATATGGATAAGAACAAAGTTGAAGTATTATACTTTAACTATAGAACATACATGAATAGCGTGTACAAGGTAAAAAACACTGCTACTGGTGGTTCTAAAGTTATACATAAAGATGATTCTTTTAATCCTCCAGCAGAATCTCAAAATGGTTATGAAAAGCTACAAAGATCTGTAGAGTGTGTTTTTGAAGGAGCAATTGTTTTAGGTACTGACGTAATGTTGAGATGGCGCAAGTGTGAAAACATGATGCGTAGTAAAAGTGATTTTAACAAAGTTAAAATGAACTACACTCTTGTTGCGCCTAGAATGTACAACGGTAAAATTGAATCAATTGTTAGTAGAATTACGGGTTTTGCTGATATGATTCAACTAACCCATTTAAAGTTACAGCAAGTTATGGCTAGGATGGTACCTGATGGTGTATATCTTGATGCCGATGGACTTGCTGAAATAGATTTAGGCAACGGTACTAATTACAATCCTCAGGAAGCGCTCAATATGTTCTTCCAAACTGGTAGTGTTATTGGAAGAAGTTTTACTGGAGATGGTGATCCAAATCCTGGTAAAATACCTATTCAGCAAATAGCTAACGGAGCTGGCCAAAACAAAATACAAAGTTTAATTCAAACTTATAATTATTACTTGCAAATGATCCGTGATGTGACGGGTCTCAACGAAGCAAGAGACGGTACTTTACCAGATCCTAAGTCTCTAGTTGGCGTTCAAAAATTAGCCGCAGCTAATTCTAATGTAGCTACTAGACATATACTTCTTGGCTCGATGTTCTTGACTACTGAGGTCGCAGAAGCTCTTTCACTAAGAATATCAGATATACTAGAGTATTCGCCAACAGCAGATGCGTTTGTTCAATCTATTGGTGCGCACAACGTTGCTACGCTATCTGAGATGTCAGAACTATATTTGTATGATTTTGGTATATTCTTAGAACTAGAGCCGGACGAGGAAGAAAAAGGTATGTTGGAAAACAATATACAGACCGCGCTAGCTCAACAATTAATAGATTTAGATGACGCAATAGATATCCGTGAAGTAAGAAACGTAAAACTAGCAAATCAACTATTAAAAATAAAAAGAAAAAAGAAACTTGAGCGAGATCAAAAAATGCAGCAAGAGAACATGCGTGCGCAAGCCGAGGCGAATGCGCAAGCTCAACAAGCCGCTGCTAACGCTGAGATACAAAAAAATCAGGCAAAAGCTGAAGCGGACATCCAAATAGAAACTCTAAAGGCTGAAGGCAAACTAAACTATCTGCAAGAAGAAGTTAGATTAAAGAAAGAGTTAATGGCGTTTGAGTTTGAGCTTAATGAAAAAGCGCAAGGACGAGCTCATAGCGAAAATATGTCTCTCGAGAATATGAAGGAGCAAGGTAAAGATAGGAGAGAAAAAATGAAAGAAGACACTAAAAGATTTGAATCTTCAGGTAATGATGTACTTGGAGGTGTCAACACTGGGAATTTTAACCCAAAAATAGGAAATTAATTATATAATATTTTATCATGGAAAATGAAAATCAAACAGATCTTGAAGAAGTAATCAACGAGGTCGAAAACGAAAAACCTCAAGAGCAAACCGAAGAAACACCAAAAGTAGATTTAAGTAAATTTGAGAGTAAAGACGATCCTAGTGTTTACAAAGTAGATTTATCACAACCAACAACCAATGAAACTGAAGAAAGTAACCCTGACGACACAGGAGTGGCTGGAAGCGATGAAAGTTCCGAGCCCACACCGCAACAAGAAGAAGTACAACCGCAAGGAGAAGTACAAGAACAACCACTACCAATAGAACAACCTAAGGTTGAAATACCTGAAAATGTTGAAAAGCTCATTAGCTTTATGAATGATACCGGTGGTGATATTAGAGATTATGTAAATCTCAATAGAAACATCGAAGATCTTGACGACCAAGATGTTCTTCTTGAGTACTACAAAACGACTAAACCGCATCTAAATGATGAAGAAATAAACTTCTTAATGGAAGATCAGTTTTCTTTTGACGAAGATTTAGAAGCTGAAAGAGATATTAAAAGAAAAAAATTAGCCTTAAAAGAGCAAGTTGCAGAGGCTAAGACCTACTTAGACGGGCAAAAGTCTAAATACTATGAAGATCTTAAAGGTGGATCTAGGCTCACTGATGAGCAAAGAGAAGCTATTGAGTTCTACAAGAAATATAACGAAGAATCTGCACAATCACGTGAGGTTTATGAAGCGCAAAAATCTAGGTTTGATCAAGAAACAAATAATGTTTTAAACGACGATTTCAAAGGTTTTGAATACAATGTCGGAGACAAAGAGTATAGATTTAACGTTAAAGATGTAAATAAGGTTCGAGAGACCCAAAGCGACATTAACAATTTTGTCAAAAAGTTTTTGAACAAAGATAATGTTATGGAAGATGCTAAAGGTTATCACAAAGCTTTATATACAGCAATGAACCCTGATGTTGTTGCTAGACACTTTTACGAGCAAGGTAAAGCAGATGCTATAAAAGAAACTGTAGCAAACGCTAAAAACATTAATACTGATGCAAGAGGTTCTCATGGAGAAATCGAAGCTGGAGGCATTAAAGTGCGCGCGTTAGGTGATACTTCGTCTGATTTCAAATTTAAAATTAAACGTAAAAAATAAAAATTAAGAAAAAATGGCAATTAATCCAGGTACATTGTTGAATTCTGTTGCTGCTCCACAAAAGCAGACGCTTTCAACAAACTATATCGATTTTGCATCCGGTACAGGCGTAGCCGACTGGGCGCAACAATACTTACCAGACCTAATGGCGCAAGAAGCTGAAGTTTTTGGAAACAGAACAATTTCAGGTTTCTTATCGCAAGTTGGGGCTGAGATGCCTATGTCTTCTGACCAAGTTATTTGGTCTGAGCAAGGTCGTCTACACTTAGCATACAAAGGAAATATCAGTGCCGCGACAGGTGGTAATGGTAGCTCTGGAGAAATCACTATTGAAGATGATATCGACGGAAACGTTGGTTCTGGCTTTACAGCAGCTAATCACGGTATTAGAGTAAATGACACAATCATCATCTCTTCTAGCGCTGGTACTTGTAAAGCTCTTGTAAACAAAGTTGACGGTGCTACAGTAGATGTTTCACCTTACGGACTAGCTAATTTATCTACTATTGCTAATAGTGATTCAAAGCAAGTAACGTTCCTAGTATACGGTTCTGAGTACGGAAAAGGTAAGTCTTACGGAACAGCTGCTGACTATTCAGTTGCAACTGATTCACGTGGAGCTAACGAGCCAATATTCAAGTCTTTCACTAACAAGCCAATTATCCTAAAGGATTACTACGAGGTATCTGGTTCTGATACATCGGCTATTGGTTGGGTTGAAGTTACTGGTGAAGCTGGACAAAACGGTTACCTATGGTACTTAAAGGCTGAAGGTGATACTCGCGCTCGTTTCGCAGACTACTTAGAGATGTCTATGCTTGAAGCTGAGCTTGGAGTTTCTGGAACTGACTACGTTGACACTGTTTTAGGTCACGCAAATAACGGTTCTGAAGGTTTATTCGCTGCTATCGAGTCTCGCGGTAACGTTACTACTGGTGTTACTGGTGTTAACGCTGCTACTGACCTAGCTGAGTTTGATGCTATCCTAGCAGAGTTTGACAAGCAAGGAGCTATTGAGGAGTACATGATGTTTATGAACAGAGCTACATCTCTTGCAATTGACGATATGCTTGCGTCTATGAACTCTTACGGAGCTGGTGGTACTTCTTACGGAGTATTTAGCA